CTCTTCGATTGTTAGGGCAGGCCCATGACCACCTGTACTACCGCCGCCTCCAGAAGCCATCTTCCTGAAGGATGAGGACGGTGAACGGCCACCGCCTGCCGTAGAACCGGTTGAGCCTCCAGACATTAAGGCACTTACACCTTGGGATGCCTGCTGGGAGATGATGTCGCCCTCAGACAGTCCCATAGTGTTCATGAAGTTTGGGCCAATAGGTGTGTCAGAGGAACCTACGTACTCCCCGTTGACGAATCTAGCCCTACCAAAGTCACCGTCTACGTCGTCGTAAGTACCATCACCATTCGAACCTCCTCCGTCTCCTCCGCCAGAGTATTGGCTACGGAAACGAGGAACCTCTGTTGGCTGTACGTGCCAAGGCTCGTCGTCACGCCATCCTTTAGCCTTCCAGTTATTAAGTCCGTACTTCTCAGAGTTAGCCACAATCCACGCGTAACTCCTGTTGTCACCTTCTTCAAAGATGTCAGCGGCCAGACCTAATCCGTGCATAGAGTGTCCGGGAGGGGCGGTAAAGGAGTAACCCGTCTTTGATTTCCAGAACTTACCATTCCATTGAGTTTGAGAACTGGCTTCGTCAGTCTCCTCCATCTGAGCGTAGAACAAACGCTCCTGATGGGCCTCATCACGGAAACCACTGCTGAGGCCGATGTTGTGGTTATCGCGCATCATCCTAAGGAGTTTCTCTTTAAGACGAGAATCCAGTTTGGCAAATCGTGGCTGCTGCTTGAGTTCTGAAAGAGGAATCTTTGCGGAACCGCGCTCCCCACCCGGAACCATGATTTGGCTGTCTGATTGACCGCTAGAAGGGGGAGCGGAACCACCTGCTGCTGGAGGCGTAGGTTGTCCACCAGCGGTGTTCTGGTCGTCACCGTCACCGATGGCAGAACCTGCGGCGAACAGCCCAGCGGCTAACGGGAGACCACCCGGAACCATCGCGGATATACCGGCACCAACTTTAAGTAGGCTACCGCCGAGACGCATCAACGACTGAGAAGAGGTGCGAGCACCGATTACTCCGCTTAGAGTGTCCTCCAACTTACCGAGAACCTCAATCAACTTTTGATCGATCTTTTCGCGAGTCGCCATGTTGTCGATCTGGCGTTGCATGAAGTTTTCTTCTCGCTGCACCTGTACTCTACTGGTCTCTTCTTGCTGGGTAGCCAAGTTGTCCTCAATACCCATACGCTGACGGTGAGACTTATTAGAGGGGTCGTACATGCCCTGACCGCCAGCCTTCTCATAGGCGACTTGTTGCTTGGCGTATTGCAGGTATTGGTTTTGCATCTCTTCGCCAAGACCAGCCTGAGACATCCTCATTCTCGTAACCGAGCCGGGGGCGAACGCACCCTTTAGGATGTCCTCATTAGCGAGACCCATACGTTGTACAACTTGTTGCTGTACCTTGAATGGGTCTTGCATACCACCACCCATTTGGTAGGCATTAACGCCTAACGTGTACAGCATTCGGTTGGCTACTTCTGGACCCATCAACTGGCGCTGCTGTTGGAGCAAATCACCCGTCGACTTGCTGAACCCAGTGGAAGTGCGCATTGCCTCTAGGCCAGCACCCATACCCATAACGTCGAAGCCAGTCTCAGCACCAAACTGCATCATTGCATTTTGAGCACCAGCACCCAGACGGTAGTTAGTAGAAGGCATACGAGTCTGCATTACCTGCATCTGAGACATGCCTGTCATTTGCTGCATGAGCACATTTAGGCGATCAGCGGATGTGGCGTAAGCAGTACCACGGGCAATGCGTGAGTCCATTGCCTGATTAGCCATACCCATTACTTGACCGGCAACCGACGCAGCACCGGCAAAACCCATACCCTTTAGAGCGGAAGCAGCGCCAGCACCACCGGCACCACCGGCACCACCAGTAGCACTGGTTGGGGCTGGGACACTACCGGGGGCCAACTTTACGGCACTAGGGTCAGTAAGATTGATGGTGTTCTTATTGTAACCTTGAGCACCGCCACCCTTAGTAGAAGCAATGGCGTCAGCGGCTTTACTGGCGGACTTGGCTAGGAGGTCAAACTCTTCACGGATACCTTTGGCAGAAGCCTTGATCTCGTCAAGACCCTTCTTGAGTTTACCAAGTTCCGTGGTATCGATGTTAAGGCGAGCGCGAACGTCAGCAAGAGAGCGACTGTGCTGCCCCCCAATGAGTTGCTGCCGACCCGCTGCGGCCTCAGCACCATCCATAAATTGCCTCCATTACTAAGAACGCCACTTCGCCATACGATACCAAAAGTCTCGCTGGCGAACTGCCATTGTTTTTATGTCTTCAAGACTAAACCCTTTGTAAACAGAGGCGATGAGTTCGTATTCCCAATATAAAACTGTCAAATTAGCCAAGTAAAAGGGAGACCCAGTCAAGAAGAACAGGCATGTCCTGTTCGCAACTTGCACACTGAGTGTCCACCTCCCCCATCTTGGGTCCGATTTCGATGTCCGTTAGGGCATCTACCAGTTTGCGGCGGTCAGCAATGTTTAGCGTGCGTGCCCACCGGACTGGGTCGTCAGGTTCTTCTCCGTCTTTCCACATTGTACACCTAGCGAGCATCATAGTGTTGATTTCTGCATCGCTCTTGGTGGACTTCTGTACTTCCAACGTGTCTTCACCATTGGGCAGTCTCAGACGGATATCTCCCTTAGACGTATTAATAACGATGCCCTTTTTAACATCGAAGTCAGGTTTTGTGACCGGGAAGTCCTCATCAAGATCCAATGTAACGTCGTTACTTACCTGACAGTGTGGGCAGATTACCCGAACCTGACGAGTATCTCCATAAGTGGCTTTCATGATGCCCAGATAAAGAAGATCCCTATCACCAAGAATCAACTTGTCGATAATCTTGTTACCACGTTCACCAGCAATCTCGTAATTGCCAATCTTGGTGACCGCTCTTACTAACAAAGCCGTCATGTACTCAGAGTAGGTAAGTCCCTTCTTCTTTTCCAAAGAAGCAAGGTACTCTTCATCCTCACCGTTTAATTCTCTGATCTCAGCATCTGTATGCCAAACAGTCTTTCCCTCAGTCTCCTGCATGAGGCCACGCATCAACGTAACAATGTTGAGCGGGGCGTCAGGCATAGTAGGAATGGAGTCCTCCATAGCCTCGTTGATGAGGTCGGCTTCTTCTTTTTTACTCACTTTATGCTCCTAAATTGTTTTTGGGTTATGTATCAGGCTGGGAAATCTTCCTCGTTAACTGAACCGTCGGGGGTGTCACTCCATAGGACGTCAAAGCCCTCATGGTTAATGACCAACTGCTGAATCATAATTGATGAGTCACCAGCGTTAAGATCACCAAGCGCGAAAGAGGCGGGCCAACAGTTGTGCAACTTATATGCCATCTTGACGTCACCTGCGGGTGTTGAAGGCGCGTTTCCTGAGTCGGAACTACCGGGAAGAGCGTAACTACCTGAGGATACTGGGTGGTCAAAGATGCGCACAACGATGTCACAACGATAATCATTATTACCGGAAGTTGATCCACCGTTAGCGCCGATGTCACCCTGACCCCATGAGTGCAGGAACTGCTGCCAGACATACAGACCATTCTGGTGAGAGAATACGCCCTTACTAAAAGTAACTGGACCGTAGTCTGACTGACCAACCATCTTATGAGGGTGGGTGTTCATCCCACCCTCACGATAGGCGATCATTTCATTCTGAACGGTAAGGCCAGATACAGACGAGAACCCGAGGTTCACCAACTCAGTACCAGCAATGGTGTTGAGCGCTGAGTCTGCGGGAGGATTAATCTCAACTTGGAACTTAAAGTTCCTAATTGGATCAGTGACTGCTGAACGTGCCATTTAAATGTCTCCTTAGTAGGTCAGAGGCTCTCGGCAGCGTTGCTACCGCCAGTCCACTGGCTGAGGTTGATAACGATGTACTCTGCGGGGTACTGGAGGGCAACGCCGACTTCAATGTTGACGATGCCCTGATCGATACTGACCGCTGTGTTGTTGGTGCTGTTGCACACAACGTAGTAGGACTCTCCGGGAGTGGTTCCACGTAGGCCACCCTCGCGGTAGAACTCTGCGAGGAAGCCCGCCACAACGGTGTTCAGTCGACGCCATAGGGCTTCATTGTTAGGCTCAAACACTGCAAACTCAGTAAGTTCCTTAAGAGAGTTCTTCAGGTAGTTAAGAGTACGTCGGACAGGGATGAACTTGTCTGGGGCAGAGCGGGCAAGAGTACGTGCTCCATTGACGATCACGCCTGCGCCTGCAACTGGCTTCAGCACATTGAGGTGAGGGCTACCGTCGTATAGAGTTCCGATTTCCGAGTCGGAGAAGACCCCAACCGTACCCAAAGCGCCACGAATGTCAGCATTAAAGCCAGCAGGCGCTTTAGCAACGCTGCGCTGGTTCTCAGTACGTACGTACAAACCTGCAATAGCGCCACCCGGATAGGTATTGCGAATAGCGCCAACACCACTCTTAGCGGGGTCTACCATCTTCAACATGGGACCGTAGTAAGCGGCGTAACTTGAGGTCGAACTCCAAGGAGTTGCCTGAAGTTCATTGACAGTGTCAGCACCCTCTGCGGAGTCGATAATGACAAACGAATCACCACGGTTAATAGCCTTAGTAATCAGGTCAGTAACGACGTCGGTACGACCGGGGGCGTTCAGGATGAGGTTGCCACGAATCGTGTCAATAGCATCAACGTCTCGCTGGTAGTCCGAAGTCTGAACTGTGCCGTCGGTACCGGAGGAAAGCGTGACGCCACCGGTTACAAATGTCTCACTGGAAGTAGGTGACGGCGCTGACGGGTTAACGTTTGAAACACGTACGTACTTACTGTAGTTGTTTACGTAGTTTACGATGTAGCGCGAATCGTTGGGGTCGATTGACAGCGAAACCCACTTCTCAACTTCAACCCCTTCATAGGTTACCGAGAGGTTAAAAGTGGAGTGAACCGTACTTGTAGGGGATACGCGCTGATCAAGCGTGACGCTCACAGTAACGTCATTACCCCACACACCCTTGCTAATAGCGTCCACATCGAACGCAACGTAGGTGCGGCTAGCAGCGGTAACTGTCGCAGTACCAGTAGTATCTGCGGTCGAAGCAACGTCGGCTGCCGTAAGAGCGTAGGAGAAAGAGTCCGCCGTGGGAACGGCAGTCACCACAACATCGGTAGCGTTCAATGCATTGGTGGTGAGGCCAGAAACGGTGACCGTGTCGCCTACGATAATTCCGTGCGCGGCGTCGGTGACTACCGTTGCGACGTTGTCGGTAAGAGAAACACTGGCGCTAGTAGCCGTGAGGTCAGCACTGAGGAAGCCACGTGGGTAGAATGCCACACCTGCACTATCTGTACCAGCAGCGACTCCCGCCTCAGCAGTAACCCGCACGACGTAGCAGGAACGACCACCATTAGCAAAGTAGTGGTAAACAGCGTAACCGAGGTCATACTCGTTCTTGAGATCACCGTAAGTGGACTTGTAGGAGGCCCAGTCAGTGATCAAAGTAGCAACCTGCGGACCGCGCTCGGCAGTGCCGTAGAATACCGCAGCAGTACCGGAGGTCGTTGCTGGGGCAAGAGAACTAAGCGCGCTCTCGCTGACATATACACCGGGGCCGTTGTTAAAAGTAACCATTAGAATTCCTCCGAGAATGAGGGGGTTGGGACGTAATTAGGCTGTTCGTGTTCATTTAGTGTACCACTTACAGAAGTAACCTTCGTCAACTTGGCGAGGTCAGATTGTGGGATCTCAGAATTAATCTGAATTGTGTAAACTTTTCTAAAGACTCGCTTCTTGTAGCCGGTCTCTTGGTCCAAGACATCCGACGTACGCCAGTCTAGTAGATCGCATCGGCGTGTTGTGCCATCTTCGGGTATATCTATAAATCCCCTTCGCATAGGGAATACATACCTCAAAAGACCGGCGGTCAACTGCCTATCGTGTCGTTGACTGCGACAATAGGTACTTACCTGATAGGTAAGGTCTACAGCAACAAATTGATCAGTACTGAGGTAGTCAGCCTCACCTACCAACTCCTGCATGTCTGAAGCGTTGTACTCAGAAGGGAAGTAAGTAAGAGAGTCACCGGAGTACTCAGAAACTGTTGAGTAGTAATGGTTTACCTCTGACAACTGCCTAGACCTAGCAAAAGCGATGTCTACAAGGTCCAGCGTGATAAAGGGATATAGTTTCTCTGCTTCTGCGTCTGGGTACCTAAAGAATACCTGTACCGCACGCTGGTTATCCCTGTCGTCGCTAACGTACAAAGACTGTAGTCTTTTCTTAAGAGCAGCGTCTTCAGCAAGCGTAAATCCCGGATTAGGCACTTGGGACCGCCTTACTCAAACTCTGACTCATGTACGCACCCAAGGAAGTACTACTGTTAATAGCAGTGCTTCTCAATACTGGTTTAGGGGGCGTTTGAGGAGAACCATACTCTAGTTCCATAGCAGCACCCTCTGCTGCTGGGTGTACTCCAAAAACAAAGGAATCACCGTCAAAGTATGCAGAAAGGT